TTATCCTAAAAATTGATTCACTTTTTCGATAGATTTTGCATTATCTTGTGAATCTAAGTGCGTATATATATTCAATAAAACTTTAATATCTTTATGTCCCATCCAAATTTGAGCTTGTTTAATATCTATGCCTGCTTTATGTAATATACATGCATAAGTATGTCGTAATTGATGTAATGTGAATTTTATATCTTCATATTCACAATTTGCTTTTTCGTTTTCTGACACATCTTTTTGTGTGTCAGATTTTAATTTCAAGTTGATATCTTTTAGTACATACGATAATTTTCTTTTTAAGCACGTTTCTGACATCATTTTATTTAAAGTATTAGGAAAAATATATTCGTTTGATCTATGATTAGATTTCAATCTTTTTAAATCATTATATAATATATCAAAAATAGGTACTTTTCTAACTTCTTCATTTTTCGTTTTTTTAATTGCAGGCTGGTTTTTCTGAAATGTTACTGCTTTGTTGATTAAAATATATTTTTCGTCTAAATTTACATCCTTATATTGCAGAGGGACTAATTCTTCTCTTCGTAATCCGAGTATATAAAAGAAATAGTATCATAAACGCATCAAAATCGCTTTTGGCGAGTTTCTTTATTTCAGTAATAACTTTATCATTTAAAGGTTCTTTTTCGGCTGATTTATGCTTTTTTATGCTAATTCCAATTGCTACATTTTTATAAATATAATCATTTTCTACTGCTTTATTTAAAATTTGTTTTATAGTTAATAGTGCAACATCTTTTTTTCTTGTTATTCCTTTTTTATCTAATTGATTTAACATATTAACTACATCTGATTGTTTGAGATATTTTAGAGGAATATTCCCTATATATGGATTTATATGTAGTCTAATTGAATCAGCATACATTTTCTTGGTTGCATATTGTTTGTCTGATTTATAAGTGTCTAACCATTTATCAGACCAAACAGAAACAGTCATGCCTTCATCGTTTATAAAAATGCCTTTATGGTCCTGACTTTTCTTTTCTATGTATTGCTTTTCTAAATCTTTTGGATTGGTTGAATATAAAGTAATCAATCTTCCATTAACAGAAACTCTTTTCATTAGTCTGCCGTCTTTTCTAGTCGTATATGTAAACGCCATAATTCCTCCTTATAATTATTTTCAGTATTTTTATAAAATAAACTGCCTTTTAATAGCAGGCAGTTGTTAGTTCTCCATACTTTTCAGTATAAAACACAATACATTTGCTCATAAATGCCTCTGTAACATCAAAATAATTCGCTAAGCTATAATTTGTAGTCAAACCATTTTTAATTGCTCTGCGTAAATCCTCGTAAGGAACAAGAACATTATATGCCCACTTTTTAGCCTTTCGTTCTTGCTTTGATATAACCTGCAAATCTTGACAGTATAAAGAATAAGTAGCATCATAATAATAATGTCCAAGTTCCTCGGCTAATACACACTTTTCTTTTATATAAGTACCAATATTATCATAGTTCAGAGCAATAGCATTTATCTTATCTATATTGATATAAGCACCGTCAGCATCTTCAATATGCCAGTTATATACTTTTACTTTTTCTTTTTCAGTTAAATTGTATAAATAATTTAAATTCATAATTACCTCTATAAGAATAATTTTAATAAAATTGAATAAAATACTAGTGTCAAATTTGACAAACTGTAATTCTATATGTTATAATAATAACACTAGAATTATTAACAGACATGGAACCTGTAAACGACCCTATGGGTTGTAGGTTCCATTCTTTTTTTATTTTAAGAGACTATCACAGCACTTTAATCCTATCATCTTTCTGTCTCTTTGATATACCTTATTAGCGTATAATGAAGTATATTCTTTTAATTCGCTTTGTTTTTCTTTATTATCTTTATTCTCAAAAAAATTCCATACTGAACCTGCAATAAAATCCGCTAATTGACAGCCAGAAGTAAATTGAGAATAGACAATATTTATAGTAGGGCTAAAGATAGTATTATTAAATGCCTTAAATAATTTTTTATTAGATAATGCTTGTTTATATGACTTATATATTAGCTTATCCTTTTCAGAACCACCATCTTTTTTATCTATAAATACAATAACATCTTCTTGAATAGTTTTATAATACATATAATCATCAACACTCTTTAATAAGTGTTCAAAAGATAGCCTGTAAATATCATTTTTAGAATTTACTAAGTTACTTTTGAAATTTAAATATTTATCTTGATAAGCAACAAAAACTGTACAATCAGAAGAGCTTATTAAGTTCGCAATATTTTTCTTATAACAGGGAATGTCTGATTTTTCTTTATGACAATTTGTTATACATTGCATAGATTGAGACTTAACGCTGTGTTTTAGTTCTTTTAAATTATCTCCTAAACAGAAAGTTCTTATGTATTCAATTTGTGGCTCTATTCTATTTAATTCATGTGCTTTTAATAATATAGAACCTAAAACAAAATATCTAGAATTTGTACCCCCATTTTTCATACATATTTCATCTTTTTTTAAATCACAAGAGCCGGAGTCATCAATATAAAGTAAATACATTAAAATGGTAAATTATCTATGTTATCTGAAAATTTAGGGGCACTATTATCAAATAATCCATAATTTTTGAATATAGAAGAAGCACCACAATATTTACAGAATTGTGCATCTTCCTTTAAAATTTTACTACAATTATAATCAGAACAACGATTTACAACAGGAGCGCCACATTTAGAACAAAATAGTTCTTCTTCGTCATCAAGATCAGTCGTTGCTCCACATTTTAAACATTTCTTTGCTTTAAATTCAGTTATTATACTCATTATTTTTCCTCCTTCTTATTATCTTTCATAATAACCTTTATCAATTCTTCTATTTGTGCCTTTTGTGTTTCTGTAGGTGGTGTGTAGTCTTTCATATTAAATCCTATTTTAGCAAGTCCAAATGGGTCTTCTTGTTTTGGGTTTCGCTCATCTGTTTTACCTAATAAATAGTCTATACTGCAATCAAGTATTTCTGATAGCTTATTCAAAACATCTATTGATGGCATATTTTTATTATTTTCATAATTAGCAATATTTGAACGAGATGTGTTAATTTTTTTTGCAAGTTCTTCTTGAGTTAAATTACAATCTTGTCTAATTTTTTTTAAATTATCTCCAAAACTCATAAGTGCACTCCTTTCTAAGAAAATTATAACATTCTATTGTCAGTTTTGCAAACGTTTTTAAAGAAAAATAAAAATTTTAAAAAAAAACTATTGACAGCTAGACGAACATTGTATATAATGTCAGCAGAACAAACAAAGAGGAGGCGAAATTATGAGAGAAAAACTTATAGAGATTAGAAAGAAAAAAGGTTATACTCAAGAACAGATGGCAGAGAAGCTAAATATTGCGAGGACAACGTATACAGGGTACGAGAACGGAAATGTATCTCCATCTCTAGAAACAGCTTTAAATATAAAGAAGATATTAAACTATAAGAAAGATGATATTTTTTTACTTTCAAATGTCAGCTAAACAAACGAAAATAAAGATAAGAACATCTATGAACGAAATTAGGAAGGAGATAAAAATGGCGACAAACATATGTAGCAGAACAAGAACAAAATACTCGACTGTAAAAGAATTAGCAGAAGAATTAGGCTGTTGTGTACAACAGGTTTATAAAACAATGAAAAGACCAGAAATGGAAAGTTGCAAGAAAAAAATAGGAACAGCGGGTATAAGAATAGACAAAGAAGAATTTTACAGAATAATGGAACAAATTTATAGATAGGAGGTGTAACAAATGATTAGTTATTATTTAGACGTAGCACTGTGTGGCTTAACTTTAATGTTAGAATTGTTTGGAGCAATAGGAATGATGTTATTAGTACAACTTATATTTTATAGAGTTTTCAAAATCAATTTGTATAAGAATTTATGGAAATTTCTAAATAAAATGGATAAGAAATTGACAGAAATGTTTGGGTAGGAGGAAGAGATGGAAACGACAAGACCAAGAGGAACAGATAAAGCAGAAGTTATGAAAGTTATAAAGACAACATCATTATTGGGACGAGGAACGGAAAAAGACCCAGTAAGATACATTTATCAATACTGGGATTTTGAAGGAAATTTGTTGGCTAGTCATGATACTTTAGATGAGACTACTGATTAGATTTAATTTGTTTTTGAGATTTCTTATCGTCGGCAATAGCAGTAATATCATATAAAAGTTGTTCTTCATCATGACGAGATATATACCATTTATCAATTAAAAGCTCTATTAGTTTTAGCAACTTTTGAGCTTCGTCAGGGTCAACATCAATAATTACGTTAACATCACTTTCCATGTGTGCACCAATGTTGCCAATAGAACGAAGAGAATCTATAGCCTTCCACTGAGTAGGAGGGACTAAGTTTTGGAGAGCGTTAATTTCATCAACTAAACGAGGTTTCACAATTCCAAAAAAATCTCGAATCATTCCTTGTAAGCAACGACGAGCAAGAGTAGCAGAAGCCTTAGGACTTAAATTGATTATAGAATATGCTTCTTCATAATCTTCTCGAATAGATTGAGGAATATAATCAGGAAATTGTTTAGCTAAAGAATTAGGATAAAGAGGAATAGAAATATTTTCTAGAAGTTCTTTACCGTTAGCAACAAAACTAACTTTATTACATTCAGGACAACTAAACATATCTATTTGAAAAATTGCAGAATTTTCACAATTATCATCGTCTGAAAAATGTGGAGTTCCTTTATTAAAGAAACAAGATATGTTTCGGTATGTTGTTGAAATAATAGGAACTGAAGAATTACAGAATGGACACATAAAACTAGACATAATAACACCTCACTTTCTAAAATATTTTTAGTATGAGGTAATTATACATAATTTTACAAAATTTTACAAGAAAGGAGATGAAGGAAATGGTATTGTTTTTAGCATTAGTAATATTACTTGGATTAATAAGCTTTATGGACTATAAAGAAACAACAGCAATAGAAATAGACGAGTCAAATTCAAGAAATGTTGAATTAGCAAGACAAGTTAGAGATTTGAGTTTTGAAAATAAACAGCTTAAAGATCTAAGAAAACAAGAAGTACATAATAATACAATTTTAGTTAAAGAAAATATGAAGCTACAAGATTTATTAAAAGATGTAGCAGATAGAACTATTGCTTGTCCAGTAGACAGCGAGAAAATAGTTCTAAACAAAATAAAAGAGCTAGTTCGCGACTACCAATCAAAAAACTAACTCAAAACTTATTAGTAAATATTTTTACTTTTAATATTTTACTACATAAGAAATAAAAAGTCAAGGAGGAACGCAGAATGGAACTACAAGACAGATACGACGAACTAGACAATTTAATAAGCTCACTTAATTCGTTAATGGACGAATTAACAGATAAGAATTATATTGAACAGCTAGAACTTATTAAATATGAAGCACAAAACGAATTTGAAGAAGTGTCAGAACAATTAAGTGCAGAACAAGAAAGAGAATATGCGGAAATGAATTATCAATACGAGAGGAGTGTAATTTAATGTTAAAAAGTTATGAAGAATTAAGAAAAGTTGATGTAAGTAAATGGGTAGAACAAAGAGATGGAGCAGACTATTTGAATTGGGCAAAAGTTGTTGATTTATTACACGAAAACGGAGCTGAAAAAGTTTATTTTGAACCAGTTGCAAATGAATTAACTGGAAGCAGTTTGTATATGACTGAAAGAAAATTTGAAGACAGTAAAGGAAATATAAATCAAGTATATGAAACAGCAGTAAAGATTGTAATAGATGATTTAGAATTTATTCAAAGAGGACCTGTTACAAACGGTTCAAATCCAGTTAAAGACAACTCTATGAGTCAACAAAGGTTATGGAATTGTCAAACTAGATTATTCGTTAAAGGAGTTGCTATAAGAACTGGTTTAGGTTTTGATTTATGGCTAAAAGAAGAATTGAAAGACTCTAAAAATAACTGGGAAGATGATTTATCAAGACATGACATATTTAAGATAAAAGAAAGATGTCAACAAATTTATACTCAAAAACTAAAAGAAGGATTATCAGTAAAAGAAATTGCTGAAAAATTACACAAAACAGAAGACGAAGTAAAAGCATTATTTAGTTATTTTGATACTTTAAGTAATTTTGAGAGAGATTTAGCTAACATTGATACAAAATCAAGATAGAAGTGGTTACATAGGTGCATCAGATACAAGTATGGCTGTTGGAAATTGGAATACAAAAACATTTGAAAACTGGTGGTTAATTAAACTAGGACTTAGTAGAAACAATTTTTCAACAGAAGCTACTAAAGCAGGTAATAATTATGAACACAAAATATTACAAGCACTAAATATTCCAAATTTAGAGATGGACAAGCAAATAATAATTGATAGATTAAGAGTGAATTTGGACGGGAACACAGCTGATTGCATTTATGAGGTTAAAACTCACAACATTGACAAGGAATTTAAAGTATCAAAGCAATATTGGAAACAGGCACAGGTTGAAATGTATGCTTTTAATACAAGAAATTTATATATAGTTTCTTATGCATTAAAAGAAAAAGACTATAAAAATTATTTTAACGAAATAGATATTGATAGAGTGAAGTTTCACAAAGTAGATTATGATGAAGACTTTATAAGCAAAGAGTATTTACCAAGACTACAAATATTAAGTGAATGTTTGAAAAAAGGAGCTTTTCCATGCAAACTACAGGAATTATAAATGATATTAGTATAGATTTTGACACACGAAAACCAAAAATAAGCATAGTTTTAGATACGAATGAGATAAGGGTTGTCGAACAACTTAAAAACGAAAATAAGCTAAATATTGAGCTAAAGAAATGGTATAAAAAGAGGTCCTTAGATGCTAATTCATATTGTTGGGTTCTATGTGATTTAATTGCAAAAAAATTAACAACAAATGATGCAGTAATAACAAAAGAAGATATATACAAAGATGCAATTTCAAATATAGGCACATTTCAAGCCATGATAATAGAAGAAAAAGCATTTGAAGATTTTAAAAGAATATGGGGAAGACAAGGTCTAGGATTTCTAGTAAGGGAAGTATCAAGAAAAGATAAATGTGTAAAAGTACAAGCATATTATGGCTCTAGTACATACAACACAAAAGAAATGAGTTTATTGATTGAATTACTAATACAAGAATGTAAGCAATTAGAAATAGAAACCAAAACACCAGCTGAAATAAAGAGTTTGTTAGACAGTTGGAGTGGCACTAATAGATGAACAAAATTCCCCTTTTAATTGTTATTGTTAGTGCCACGCGCCCTTTAAATAAGGAGGCATTATGAAATCGATATTACAAGAAGAAAAAAGATGTTATATATGTGGACTATATAGTCCAGTAGAAGAACATCATATATATTTTGGAAGTTCAAATAGAAAAATATCAGAAGAAAATGGATTTAAAGTTTGGTTATGTGCTGAGCATCATAGAGGAACTATTGGAGTACATGGCAAACTAGGACATAGTTTAGATTTAAAGTTAAAAGAAACTTGTGAAAAAAAGTATATAAATCTGGGACATACAAAAGAAGAATTTATAAGTTTAATAGGTAAAAATTATTTATAGGAGGAATGAAAATGATAATTATAACAATATTAGTTGAGATAATGATATTAGTAGGAGCTTGTATCTTTGCATATTTAGCTGATGATAGATATGAATTAGGATGGGGTATTTTATCAGGAATACTTTGGATAGCACTTTTAATTGTTCCATTCGCAATAGGAGGATTGCATGGATATATAGATTATAAGCCAAGCAGTGATAAAGATTTAGCAAGAATAACATCAGTAACACAAGAACAAGATGCATTCAAAACATATTACAAAGTAGAAGTTGAATACCTAACAAATACACCGACGCAGGAAGGAATGATACAAAATAAAAACATAGAAAAAGATAGATTTTATTGCTATTACGAAGATAAAGAATTAGTAAATAAATTAAAGGATAATATGTATAAAGAATTATGGATAATTAGTGGCCGTAAAGGCGGATACGAAAATTTCAAAGACTTTGGTACACAACTAATTAAGGACATAGAATTAAAAGAAGATTAAAGACAACAAGGGCTAGACAACAAAAACTAGCCCTTTTTACGAAAGGAGAAGGCAAATGGATAAAAGCAGTTTCTTAATATATTTAGATTATGAAGAACAATTCAATTTGCTAACAGACGAACAAGTAGGTCAGCTTATGAGAGCAATAATTAAATATGAAAGAACTAGAGAAATACCACAGTTAGATGGCGTGATAAAAATAGCTTTCTCTTTTATAAAAACACAACTAGATAGAGATAGAGGAAAATACGAGGCTAGATGTGAGAAAAATAGAGAGAATGCAAAAAGAGGAGGAAGACCTAAAAAAGCAAATGGTTTAGAAAAAACCGAACGGTTTTGAAAAAAACCAAATGGATGCCAAAAAACCCGATATAGATAAAGAAGATGAAGAAGATAATGATAAAGATAATGATATTAAAAAGAAAGATAAAAAAAAGAAATTTCAAAAACCAACTGTTGAAGAAATACAAAAATATTGTTGCGAAAGGAAAAATAATATTAGTGCACAACAATTTTATGATTACTATGAAAGTAATGGGTGGAAAATTGGCAAAAATGCAATGAAAGATTGGCAAGCTACAATACGAACGTGGGAACAAAGAAATAAAAGTAGTACTAAAAAATCAGCAATAGAGGAGTGGTTAAATGAATAAACAAGAATTTGCAAAAGGTGTAAAAATACTAGAACTTACATACAATCAAAAATTTGATGAAGAAAAAAGAGATTTTTGGTTTAGACAATTACAAGATTTAAATGCAAGTAGATATTTTAACAATATTAAAAACATAATTAAAACAAGTACTTTTATGCCTAATATAGCACAGTTAAGAAACGAGCCAAGAAAACAATTTGCAGATTACGAACAGAGAGACTACTCAAATATAGATTTTAATAAATTCTATGCAAACAAAGGAGTGATAAACAAATGAGTACAATAACATATCAAACTAGACAAATGAGTTTAGAAGATATACAAGATAAAGCAAAAATAAGATATATACAAATTTTAAATAGATTGGAGAAACCTAAAACAGCAAAGGAATTAGCAGTAGAACTATTTGATTTAGGTTTTACAAATACAACAGAAAGAAACACTTGTGCACCAAGATTAACAGAATTAGAAAAAATGGGATATGTAAAAGCAATAGACAAAAAGAAATGCGAATACACAGGAAAGAGCGTGGCAGTATATGAGAGAACACAGTCAGGATTTGAGGCATTGAATTACGAACATATTCCAAGAATTGATTAGGAGGCAATTATGCAAGAAAAATGTAGTAAATGCGGTAGTGAAGATTTATTTGTAGAAATACAAGGAAATAGAAGAGGGTTATTTTGTAGCAGGAGTTGAAAACTGGCAAGAGAAATTACGAGAGGAGCTAAAGAAAAAATGCCTATAGAAGATTTAATGAACTATATGCTTAATTTATTCAACAATACAGCTAAAGAATTAAGTGAGGAATACGAAAAGCTGAGCCAAAAAGATATGGAATTATCAGATTTAGATCATTATATAGAAAGTCGCAATTTGAAAGCTCCTCAATTAGCAAAAGTAGGGAGACTAAGAAAAACATTAAGAGAAGAACGCAGACAAATTAAAAACAACATAGACACCATAGAGGTAATAAAGAAGTTTACAGACAAGTACAATAACAAGTTAATAACAGGAGATATAATACAAAATCTAAAAGAACAGGGTGTTTTAAGAAAACGACAAGAAAACCCAACATATAAGTATAGGACAAGTATATTAGACAGATTGGAGGCAAAAGATGAAATATAGATTTGAAATAGATAAAAGGTTAATGGGATTAAACGAATACACTAGATTAAATAGAGAAAGTAAATATAAAGGGAATCAAGCAAAACAAAGAGAACAGGCTTATATTATGTGGTGTATTAAGGAACAGCTAGGTAACTTAAAGTTAGACAAGCCAGTAATAGGACATTTTACTTGGATAGAAGAAAATAAAAGACGTGATCTAGACAATATTTGTTTTGCAAAGAAATTCATACTAGACGCATTAGTAAATGCTGGGATATTAGCAGACGATAATAGAAAAATTGTAACAAACTTTACAGACAGTTTCGGATATTCAAACAAAAGCAGAGTAATTGTAGAATTGGAGGAAATATGAAAGAGGTAGAAGTAAATGAATAGAGGTACAACAAGACATCCTGAATATTATTGTGATAAATGTGGAATCAAGATAACCAGAGGAAGAAGACACACATATTACAAATATAATTCAAAAGCTTGTGCTGCAACAAAAGATTTTGATTTATGCACAAGTTGTAATAATCGATTAAGAAATTGGCTAAAAGAAAAAGAAATACCAACAATAGAGGAAATATTAAGTAAGTTTCCTGTATATGTGGAAGTAGGAGGAGAAGATGAGTGTTAAAGGAAAAGTAAAAAGATTAAATAAAGAACTTATAAAATTAAGAGATGATTTAGAAACAGAAAGATTATCAAATAGAAGATTAAGACAAAAATTAGATAAACAAACCGAATCTAGTGTTTATACTAGGCAATTAGAAAATATAGTAAAATTTGCAATAACTAATCATATAGGAAATTTAAGAGGTGGAATGCAAATAGAAAGATATGGAATAGATAAAATGCAAGATTTAAGACTAAGTATAGATTATCAACCAGAATCTAACAGTTACATAATTAAAGTTAATTATTAGGAGGAGAAGATGAATAGAGAATATTATAAAAGAATAAATAATTTAGATATAGCCTTAGAAAAAACAAATCATAAATATATAATGATTAATCAATGGGCAATAGATAACAGCCATAAATGGGGAATTGCAAGTTTTAGGTACAATGAAGATGAAGACTATTGGTATTTACAAACTTATGGGAATTTTAATTCTAATGTAGATTGGTATGACTTTGGCTGTTTAGTGCAATTAGGCTATAAATGGATTAAAGATGGTTGCTTATACAATAATAGTGAGTTATTAGGAGGAGAATAGATATGCTAAATTATAAAGAAAATGATAAAAAATTAATTGAAAGTGGAAGATACAAATATTATGACTTTACAGAAGAAATAGTACAAAATATAGTAAGTAAACAGATAAATGATGTAGAAAATACAGAGTGGAGAATATTACTACAAATGTTATATCCAAGAAATATGATTGGAAGCGGATTATTTCAACCGATATTGATATTTAAAATAAGTAAAAATGGAAAGAGAGTAGACCCACCATTAGAGGCTTATGATTCTATAAATGATTTAAAAGAAGATACATGCTTGTTATTTAAAATAATAGAACATATCGAGCAAAATAGTAAATTAAAAATACATAATAGCTGGTATAAAGCAAAAGAAAAAATATTAAAAGAAGAGGAGAATAGATATGTTAAAAATAAGAGAACGGAGTAGATTTAAAAGAACTTGAAACGACATGGGGATTTCGATACTTTGATAGTTGTGGACAATATAGATTTACTGAAAGAAATCTCGATGGTGCAACTTATATTTATATAAATACGTGGAATAGAAAGATTGTATATAGAAAAGACAGAGAAAACGATAATATGTGCTTAGAAAAATTATATGACTTAATCAAAGCAGATTTAGTAGTAAAGGAGTAAATAAGATATGAGTAATGAAAAAATGATAAGTAAAAATCAAGAAACACAAAACAAATTATATGACGAAGATAATGAATTATTTGAAAAAATGATAAAGTTAGAAGATTTTTTAAATTCTAAAAGAATACACGAGATTTCAAAAACACAAGCAAATTTATTGGAAGTTCAATTTCAAGCTATGAGAACATATCATCAAGTTTTAAGAGCTAGAATAAATGACTTGCAAAATGAAATATTAGAGAGGAGTAAATAAGATATGCCATTTAGTGCAACAAAATTTATAGAAAAACAAATTACTAACACAAGAAGATTATGCAAAAGTTGTAAATTTTATAAAACAGCAAAAATAGTAGATGAAGTAGAAATTTGTACATTAAGTGACAAATTTTTAATTCCAGAATATGAGCCTAATTATACTTGTAGAAATTTTGAGAGGAGTGATAAATAATGAAACATATAGTTAGTTTTTCTGGAGGAAAAGACTCAACAGCTATGTTACTTAAAATGCTAGAAGAAAACATGCCAATTGATGAAATTATATTTGTAAATACAGGAAAAGACTTTCCAGATATGGTAGATCACATTAAAAAAGTAGAGGAATACATAAAAAAGAACTATAACAAAGAAATTATTACATTAAAGTCAGAAAAGTCGTTCGATTATTATATGTTTGAACACGAAAAATTAAAAGGTAAAAATAAAGGCAAAAAAGGTTATGGATGGGCGACTATGCTTTGTAGATGGTGCACAAGCAATTTAAAAACTCAAACGATTAATAGTTATTTAAAACAATATGAAGAAGAAGGATATGTAGAATATGTTGGAATTGCTTATGATGAGCAAAAAAGAATTAAAAATAAGTGTTATCCTTTAGTTGATTGGAAAATGACAGAAAAAGATTGTTTACAGTATTGTTATGACAGAGGGTTCGACTGGAACGGTCTATACGAACATTTTGATAGATTAAGTTGTTGGTGTTGCCCTCTAAAAAACCTTAAAGAATTAAAAATTTTATATACATATTATCCTGAACTATGGGAGAAACTCAAACAAATGGATAAGAAATCGTACAATCAATTTAGAGCCGATTATAGCGTAGAACAATTGGAAGAAAAATTTAGAAGAGAGGAGTGATACATAGTGAAAACAGATAATGAAATATATTCTTTTCAAGAAAGAGTAATAAAAGAAATAGTAAAGAGAGATGATGAACATACAAAACAAGTTATAAAAGACTATTTCATTAAAAAATATCCAAAAGAAAATTTAAGATTTGATTTTTTAGACGAAGAAATAGCCAACGAAATTATACGATTAGGAGTAACAGAATATTAAAGGAGACAAGATTTAGGAGGTATTTTGAGTGAAAGAAAATAATATAGAAATGTTAACCGATATAGATTATGGAACAATATCTTTGAGAAAACGAGGAAAATCAATTATAAAAATAGGAAATGAGAGATTAGGTGGAATAGATGTAAAAATAGAGGTTTCTACAAAATTTAATTGGTTGCAAAAGAAACTATGGAAATACTTATTGAATATTGAAATTGAAGATATCAAGGAGGACGAGTAGTGGAAAATAGTAAAGAAGATAGAGTTAATATATTAAAAATAGAATGTTACATTACGATAAATGACGAAAAAGAACCCATTTTAAATATTGGCACAAGCTTTTCAAATATGATAGAAAGTGAAGAATTTAAGCATTATAATGATGAGTTACATAAAAATATTAAACCAGTTTTAAATAATTTAAAACAAATGTTACTAAACACATTAGAAATGGAGGAAGAATGAAAAATAATATAGAAGAAGCTATAAAAATAATGGAACATTGGGTAGAATACGAAAAAAAATAATAAAGAAAAAATAAATAGAGCTGATGAACTAATAAATATTCAAGAAACAATTTTATTAAACTACAAAAGAGTATTAAAAGAGAATGAATTGTTAAGACAACAAAATATATCATATAAAAATAATATTCATGAATTAAAGGAAGCGAGGAATAAATGAACGAGGAAGAATTTGAAGAATTATTTGGAAATACGCCGTTTGAGAACATAAAGAAAATACAACACTACATAGAAAAACTACAAAAAGAGAATGAAAAGGCATTAGCTGAATATATGAAATGGCAAAAACAAGAACTAGGACAAAAAGATAAAATAATAGATTTAATGGCAGAAACAATAAATAATCATGATATAGACGAAGACATCTGCAAACAAATGGAGCAAAAAGCAAATTGTAATGAATTTGAAGATACAGAAAAATGTAAAGAGTGTATAAAACAATATTTTATAAATAAAGCAAAGGAGATCTAAAATGAATAAGTGTATATATGCCGTTGACGATTTTGGCACGAGAATTTGTGGACTAGAACTTGTACCAGTATCTGAACAGCATTGTCGAAAGTGTAAACAAAGAGAAAACGAGCTTATGAACAACATACACAGAATGTTTAAAGAGATGAAAAGAAGAAATCAATAGCCAAAATAAAAGCTGAAAATGGAGGTATTGTATGAGCAAACAAAAAAAGGCAATAACTCTTATAAAAAAACAACAAGATATGTACTACAAGATGAGAGAAAACTTGAAAGATACATTAGGAGTAAAAAACAAGAGATATAAAAAAATAAGACTTAAAATAAACGAGGAAATTCAAGTTTTAGATTATATTTTAATGAAGATAGGAGGCACAAATGAATAAAAAAGATTTAGAACAAATCATATCTCTTAAAAGAGAAGTAAAAGACTTAGAGAGAAGATTGCAGAATAATAATATTAGCAGTACTGTAGCTGACAGTGTAAAAGGAAGTTCAACTAATTTCCCGTACATAGAGTGCCATCGAGTAATACAAGGAGTAGATTATAAAAAACAGATTAGAGACAGAAAATATAGAAAGTTATTAAAAAGTAAGAGAGATAAAATAAATAAACTTTTAGTGCAAATCGAATATGATCTTAATTACATAGAAGACAGTGAAATAAGACAAATTATAAGATTCAAATATTTTGATGACTGTAGCTGGATTCAAATAATGCACAAAATGAATTACAAATCAGAAGAAAAAGCGAGAATTAAATTAAAAAGATTTTTTGAAAAAAATTAAAATTGTACGTTTTGTACGGTTTTAATGTGTTAAAATGTTAATAAGTTAAAAAGTAGTTATTCATAAATATGGATAAGCCCATAACTACTAAGTTGTTTATTTCGTGTGGAAAGCTAGAGTATTCTAGCTTTTTATTTTTAACTTTGCTCTAAAGCGGGCAGGCACAGAAATGTGCCATATAAAAGATAATTACTCATCTACCAAGCAGTAGAAAGAGTTTCTGAAGAAGCATACCAATAATATGCTTCTTTTGTATTTTATAAGCAGTACGAAGTATGTAAACATATATATAGCAGAGTGGCAAAAGTAGTCTATTGTAGATGAAGTATAAGCCGTTCAGCTCTAGGGTGCAATTATATATAACTTACATATTTCGTAGTGTTTATAACAAAGGAGAAAAGTTATGGAGTTATGTGAAACTTGTAAAAACGATAACTGTAGCAAGAAGATAATAACAAAGCAAGAGAACAATGTTCTAACAATTAAATGCTTAGAGTATGAAAAAGACGAGAGTAAGATTAAAGGTTATAGAAAACCACTAAAAAGAACAGCAACTGTATGTCGTACAGTAATGCCTAGTCTAATAACAGATTGGAGTACAATATGAAAATAGGAGAAATCATAAGACTAAAAGATGAGAAACTATATAATAAATTAATGCAGATGGCATTTGATTACAGCCAGTGTATGAGAAAAAAGTGCAAGGACTGTAGAAAGAAGAAAGAGTGTTTTAAGGAGAAATGCAATGGAATTTAAAATAAATAACACAGAGTGGACCATAGAAGAAGTAGATGAAGCTACAATTAATAATGAGATGAAGAGTGATGGTACCTTAGGAGTAACAATATATAGAACTCAAACAATAATGTTGCTAAAAGACCAAGCAAATATAATAAAGACGCTAAAACATGAACTAACTCATGTGTGGTTATATGAATATGGTCATAATCAAAATGAAGATAAAACGTTTAGTTATGAAGATGTATGCGAAGTAGTTGCAAGTATTAATGATTTTATAAATGAAATAGTTCAAGCATATCTAAAACAGAATATTGAAGAGGATTATATAGATGCATTAAGAGATGCTATGGAGAAAAGTTATGAACATAAACCAAAACATTAATAAATTATTATATTCTTTATCGATAAAAGGACAAATATATAAAATAAATAGTTTCCAATTTTATAGTGAGAAGAATAGTAAATACTGTACTAAATATCAAATATTAAAAAAAGAACAAGTAGAAATATATAATGAAGAAACAGATAAAATTGAATTACAAGACAGGTATAAACCAAAAGAAGAATGTTATAGCAAGATAGATGTTATGAAATATCTAATAGAAGAACACAGAAAAGGAAGTGAGGCAGATGGAAGATGAAAACATAGAAGAAGAATATAATTTATTAACAGAGATGCAAAAGAGATTTATTGATTATTACATAGAAACTGCAAATGCAACAGAGGCTTGTAAAATGGCTGGCTATAAAGGAAAAAATCTTAATAGAATAGGTTCACAAAACTTGTCAAAACTAGACAAATTTATAAAAATAAAACTTCAAGAAAAAGAAGACCAAAGAATAGCCTCACAAGATGAAGTATTGCAATATTTAACAAAAGTAATGCGTGGGGAAGAAAAAGACCAATTTGGATTAGATGCTTCATTACAAGATAGAACAAAATGTGCAGAATTACTTGGAAAAAGATATGGTACATTTAAAGAAAAAGTCGAAGTGGCTGGGAATATGCCAGTGGTGATAACTGATGATATTACAGAATAAAATAATAAATAAAAATACACAACAGCAAGTAAATAACATATCATTGCAAAGTATAGTTGGAAAAGGCTATGCAGAATATTGGCATTGTAAATGTAGATATAGAGTATGTAAAGGTTCAAGAGCAAGTAAAAAATCTAAAACAACGGCATTATGGATAATAAGTAACATGATGAAATATAAAGAAGCTAATACACTTGTAATTAGAAAAACATTTAGAACATTAAAAGATAGTTGCTTTACAGAACTGAAATGGGCAATACATAGATTACAAGTAGATAGTTTCTGGGAAATAAAAGAAAGCCCATTAGAAATGACATACAAACCTACAGGGCAGAAAATATATTTCAGAGGATTAGATGACCCATTAAAAGTAACATCAATATCAGTAGATATTGGTGTTTTATGTTGGTTATGGATTGAAGAAGCATACGAAATAACAAAAGAATCTGATTTTGATGTAATAGATGAAAGTATAAGGCGGAGAAGTACCAGAGGGACTATTTAAACAAATAACAATAACATTAAATCCTTGGAATGAACATCATTGGATTAAGAAAAGATTTTTTGATGTTAAAGATGATGATATATTAGCGATGACAACAAATTATCTTTGTAACGAGTGGCTAGATGAAGCAGATAAAAAAGTATTTGAAAGAATGAAGAAAAATAATCCTAGAAGATATCAAGTTGCAGGATTAGGTAACTGGGGTATAGTTGATGGATTGGTTTATGAAAATTGGAAAGAAGAAAAATTCGAATTAAATACAATAAGAAACTTAGATAGTGCTTTTGGGTTAGACTTTGGTTATACAAATGACCCAACAGCACTATTTTGCGGTGCAATAGATTTAAAAAACAAAAAGATTTATGTATATGATGAAATATATCAAAAAGGAATGAGTAACAAAGCGATATATGACCAAATAAATCAAATGGGCTATTCAAAAGAAAAGATAACGGCAGATAGTGCAGAACCAAAGTCAATAGATGAATTAAGAGGATTAGGATTAAGACATATTACAGGTGCATTAAAGGGCAAAGACAGTATAAATAATGGTATTCAATTTATACAAGATTTTGAAATAATAATACATCCTAGATGTGTAAATTTCATAACAGAAATAAGCAATTACACTTGGGGCGAGGACAAGTTTGGAAATAAAATAAATAGACCAATAGATGACTTTAACCATTTAATGGATGCAATGAGGTATGCAGTAGAAAAATACATAAATCAAAAGAAATTACAGTTTGGATATAACAATATAATGTAAAGGAGAATAAAAATGAGTTTCGTAGAAAAAGTACAATATAAAGATGAGTTCTTAAATGAAGAAAATATAAATCAAAATATAAGTATATTATGGGGAAAAGCATTGCCAATATTTATGCACAGAAAATATTTACAAGATAGATTTACAAGGAAATATGACAAAAAAGATGTTGTAGTTGCACTTGAATATTATATAAGTATTATTGCAAGTGGATATTTTGGAGGAAAAGAGCCTCAGTTTAAAGTAAAAAATATAAATGAAACTCAAAAAGGGATTTTAAATAGAATATTTAAAAGAATATTTGGAGAAAAGAATGATCCAGAGGACTATCAAGCTATTATTGATTATATTGCAAAATATAATGACAATGGTAGCTTTTTTTATGACTGTGTACTTGATTATATTACAACTGGAGCATGTTATGGTTTAGTGTATGAAAACAATAAAAACGAGGAAGTTTACGCTAATATTTCAAGTTTAAACACAGTTGCTATATGGAATTATGATGTACCAGGCACAAAAATAGGTTTATTAAGATGTTGGTATGAGAATACAGCAACTGGAGGAATTGAAACACATTTAGAAATAATAACAAAAGACTATAAAAAACAATTTGTTGATGGAATTGAAAAGAAATCTATTACAGAAAATGCTGAATATAACTTTGAAGAAGTAGACGGTAGCAATAAACCAGTAAGATGGACAGACTTACCCTGTTTTGCTGTAGAAAACCCTTATGGAATGTCATTTTTTGAGAATGTTATAACTTTAATAAATAAAAATGAAAAAGTAATAGAAAACAATGCAAATATTTTTGATTATAACGATAATGCTAAATTAAAAATAACAGGATTTTCTCCAACAAATGATCCTTTAATACCACTACTAAACGATAAAGGAGAAGAACAAAAAGATAAAGATGGTAATATAATAATGACAAAAAATCCTGCAAGAGTACAAGAAGATGAAGCAATTTTAAATGCAAAAGTGTTTTATACACCTGATAAAGATGGCGATATTGATTGGATTATAAAAAATATAAATGATACTGCTTCAGAAAATCACAAGAAAACATGTATAGATATGGCACTTATGATTTCAGGAGTGCCAAATGTAACTGACCAAGGCTTTACAGATGCTGATAATGCAGCAGCTTTAGAAAAGAAGTTTTTTCCTTTAGAACAAGTATTACAACAAGCACATCATTTATTTAGGAAAGAATACCTAAGAATGTGGGAAATGATAACAGCAAGAATAAACCTAAAGAAAGGTAAAGAGTATGACTTTAGAGACATAGATGTTATATTAATACGTAATTTGCCTACAGATACAGAAAGCTTAACAAATGCTTGGTTAAAATTAAGAGGATTAATAAGTGACAAATCGATTATAAGTCATTTGCCATTTGGCTTAGATGCAGAATCGGAACTTGCTGAAATAGATAAACAAAATGAAGAGAATATTCAAAAGAATTTACAACAAATGCAAATGATGGGACAAACAGGAGTAGAGCAAGATAACAAAGAAGACAAACAGGACGATAAAGTAACAGATTTGACAGATACACAAAAAGCACAAAAACTAACAGCAGACAATAAGAAAGAGCAAACAAAAGTTGGTAATAAGCAAATTAATAAAGAATAGAGGTGTTTTATATGTGGAAAGTACATGATAATTATATGAGACAGTTAAAACAACTATATAATAAAACATCAAAACAAAAACAATTAAGACTTCAAGAAATCTTTGATACATTTAATTTTACAACCAAAAACATCTATAATATTGCTGATAATAAAACTAAAAAAAGAATAAATACATATATAGAACAGTGGAAAGAACAAGGACTATTAAAAAATAATAATTACTTTACTGCATTAGCAAACAATATTTATAAAAGAACAAGAGTAAAGAATAGTGAAATATTAGAATTGCTTATTTATAGTGCATATATAGAAGAACAAAACAAATTAGAAGAGCAAGAAACACAAATAATGTATGAAGATGCTAATTATTACTATGAAGAACGGACAAAAAGAAGTAAATAAAAAGAAAAAGCCATCAATATTAGCGATGGCTTTATTTCTTGCATTATTGGACCAACCCAATTATAGTGGTTTTAACTGGAAAAAGTATATAGAAGCAACGATACAATATAACGCACAACAAATATATAAACAAGCAATTTTAAATATGCAACAACAAAAAGGCCTAGAAATCGATTCTAATGAGTTTCAAATAATAATAAATAGACAAAACAACCAAAAACTTAATATAAATAATGATAAGATATCAGGTGCAGCAGATTTGCAAATGATTGGATTAAATAATCTAGCAAAGGTAGAAGGAATAAAAGAAGTAACGGAAGATAATTCAAAAGTTAGATTTATTGCAGTAGAAGATGATAAAACAACATTAATGTGTAATAGTTTAAATAATCAAGAGTTTTATATTAACAAAGAAAATGTATTTGATAGATATTATGGAGAAAATCAGAAAGAACTGAAATTACAAAAGATTAGGTGCAAAGGATTAGTATTAGGATTAAATTTACCACCTATTCAACATCACTTTCATTTTTGCCGTTCAACTATTGTATATAATAGTAATTATAAGAGCAAAGACTTTAAAAATGGAAATGTTTTGGGAGAAGAACAATACAAATCATTAAAACAGTATCTAAAAAGTATGTCTTATAAAATTAACTCAAAATTATATAATAATGAAAAATTATCAGAAGAAGATAGGGAATATATACAAAATTTAGATAATGCATTAAAAGGAATGCCAATATATAAAGGTTGGGTTAAAAGATGTGTTTATGTAAGAGATAGCGAAGATGTCTCAAATATATTGTCTATATTCAATAATGAACAAAAAATAGGACACTGGAATAGTTACATATCTTCAGCGCTAGGTGTATATGATATAAATTTTAAAATGATAATGAAAATAAAGTCTAAGACTGGAAGAAACCTATCTACATTGAATGATGAAGGTGGAGGAGAAATACTATTTATGAGAAATACAGATTTTCAACTAATTGACATAAAAAATAAAAATGGTATAATATATGTTAAATTGGAGGAATTATAGTATGGAAAAGCAAGATAGAAAAATAGAATTAACTAAACAAGAAAAAGTAAGTAGTTTAGAAGCAAAATTTTGGAACGATAAACAAGAAATAGATAAAAATACACCACTTATGAAGAAAATTGAAAAAATATGTAAAGATATAGATTTTAATAATTAAAGACAGCACTTACTAAAAAGTAGGTGCTTTTATTATGGAAAGAAGGTGGGAAATATGGAGCTAAAAGATACAATTGAATTAATGAATAGTGCAGATTATAAAGAAAGATTTAAAGCGGAATATTTACAAGCTAAAATAAGATATGACAAATTAGATGCAATGACTGTGAAATACGAGGCAGGAACTTTGAATTTTACACCTAGCTGTTCGTTAGAGCTTTTGAAAGAACAAAAGAAACATATGGGGAATTATATAAGGACTCTAAAAATAAGGGCAGAAATTGAAAAAATAGACTTATAGGAGGGAGAATAATATGTGGATATTAGTTTTAATATTAAGTATTAAATTACAAATGCCAACTTGGTATTGGATTATATTTACTATAATTACAATATTTAGACCTGTTATATGGGTATTTAAATATAATTTTGCAGAAGGATATATGAAAGCAAAGAATAAAGATAATAAATAAGTTATTAACATTTTATAATTATAAATTTTTAGACGTAGACGTACGTCTATTTTTTATGCCTTTTTACTGATTGCAGGCATTAAAGAACAACAGAATACAAGTGCAATGGCTGGGGCTTTATGGGCAATGGCTGGGGCAAAAGGAGTAAAAAATGGAAGGACAAGACAATAATCCAAATAATGCTAATACTGGGGCAAACAATGAACCAGCGGGAGCAAATAACCAAAACAATACAGGAGCAAATAGCAATTCTGTAACGTTTGATGATTTCTTAAAGGATGGGAAAAATCAAGCAGAGTTTGATAAAAGAGTTCAGAAGGCTATCAATACAGCTAAAACAAACTGGGAAGAAATAATGAACAGTGAAAAAACAGAAGCTGAGAAATTAGCAAAAATGAACAAGGAACAAAAACTTGAATATCAGGCTCAAAAAGAAAGAACAGATAAAGAAAAAGCACTTGCAGAATTAAATGCTTATAAATTAAAAGAACAAGCAACAAAAATAGCAAGTGAAAAAGGATTGGATATCTCTTTATTAACTTTCTTTAACTTTGAAACAGTAAAAGCAGAAGAAATCAATTCAAAAATAGAAGAGGTTTCAAATGCATTTAATAAAGCTGTAGAAAAAGCTGTAAATGAAAGACTAAAAGAAGATACTCCAACTCAAAAGTCAGGTATTGATACACAAAATAAATCAATAGCTAGAGCAAGTTATTAAAAAATAGGAGGAATTGAAAATGGGAGAAATTACACAAGAAGCATTAAATATAATGCTACAAGATGGCAAAACAAAAGATAATTTAAAACAAGTATTAAGTGGAGTATTAGAAAATGTTGCATCAAGAGCAATATCAGAACAAATTAAAGCAAAAAATGGTTCTGGAGATCCAGAAGGTGGAGTAATTGAATATAAAAGATTTGTAAATGCAGAATTAAAAGATAAAGGTACTGCAAGAGCTGCTGGAAAAGGCGATAAAGTAAAAGCTAAACCAGTAAAAGTTGTTATAGATACTGATAAAGAAATTGTAGAAGAACTACAAGGAAAAGACGTAAAACTTTATGGTATTGATGGTATGGCTGAAAAAAGAAAAGTAAATCATCAATCAGCTATTATAAGATATCTAGACAGAGAGTTTTTTGCTAAAGTATTAGAAGGAACAGAAGTATCTGCAAAAGATAATATTCAAGATACTATTGATACTTTACTACAAAAAGCAAGAACTTTAAAGAATGACTTTATTGATGGTATAGAGTCTGATTTATTGGTTATTGTTGTAGATAGTGAATACAGAAAAGGAATGAAAAAAATTCTCGATGATTTACCAAACGGAACAGATCCAAAAGAACAAGCAATTGGTATGTATGATTCTGTTAGAGTTTATGAATCAACAAGATTACCAGATGGAGTAAAAGCTGTTGTAATGATGGACGGAGCTATTGCTCAACCATTCTATGTATCAGAATATGGAGCAGAGAAAGTACCATTTGATGATGCTGTAGCATTAGAAGATTTCTTATATAAAGGAACAAAAGCTTTAATGGAAGATACTATTTTCTATGTAACAGATGCTAAACTTGCAAATTTAACTGTAACGTCAGTAGCAGGAACATCAACAGGGAAAACAAAAATAACTGTTACACCAGCTTTAACTTCTGGAAATAGCTATAAATATAAAGCAGCAGCTAATCCAACAATGCCAGAATATGATACAGTTTGTACATCTGGATACACAGCTTGGAATGGAACAGATGAAATCACAGCAACAACAGGACAAAAAATAGTAGTTGTCGAAGTTGATTCAGCAAATAAGGCTAAAAAAGCAGGAATAGCAACAATTGCTTCAATGGCCTAAAAATAGGAGGCAATAGAAATGGCAGAAACCAGTAACATAGATAAAATAATAAAAGATTTAGGACCAAATTATTCAAAAGAAGATAATGAGGTTTTAAATGAAATATTAGAGGAAGTAAGTTCTATTGCCTCTGATATTTCTAATAGACAAAAAAATGATGAGAAGTTATTTCCATATATTAAGAAAGCAGTAAAAGCAATATATCTTTCAAGAGGAGCAGAAGGCTTAACAAGTCGTGGAGAAGGTTCTATATCAAGTTCATATGAAGATATCATGGAAAAATTAAGAAATGACATTATAAAGTCTGGCTTAAGGAGGATTAAATAATGTTATTACGAGATTTAACTAAAGTGTATATATCAGAATATGAAGAAATAGAAGACCATGGAGAACCAGATAAAAAATGGAAATATAAAAGCATAGCTTGGCTAAATATGCAACAAGATGTCAACGAGTTAGATAGAAAGTCCACAGGTGAAGTGGATTATAGTACATATAAAGGTCGTACGACTAGAGATTATGATATACAAAAAGGCAATGGAATATCATTTGAAGATATCTCAAAATTAGAGAAGTTTATTCCAGAATATAGAGTACTAGATAAAAATAAAATAGGAAATACCTATGTATATAGAATGGAGAAAATGCAAAAATGATAAGTTGCGAAATTAAAGTTAAACATAATTTCAAAAACATAAATGCTGTAATTCAAAAATTACCACAGACGATAAGTAACAGTGTAGAAGAAATCCTAAAAAACATTAGAGGATACGCTATAAAATTAGAAAAACGGTCATAACGAAGAAGGAATATTAGTCGAAATGATTGATATGTCAACCAAAGAAGTGAAAGGAAGGGTTTTTGCTGACCCTTCTAAATTTATGGCAAATGGAGTATCCTATTTGTTTTTTGAATACTTTGGCACAGGCTCTAATGCTGAAATGGAACACATAGGAAAGTCACAACATTTTATTGAAAGTGGATTTACTGAGTGGTTCATTCCAGTAAATAAAGTGGATAGAGCATTACCGTATCCAGTTATAAATATAAAAGGAATGGACTTTTACATAGCTCATGGAACTAAAGCAAATCATTTTATAGGAGATGCAAGTTTCAAAAGTAGAGATGAAAATGTAGAAATAGTTAAGAAGAAGTTAGACGATATGATAAAGGAGTGTTGCAAATGAAAGATTTAAGTATAAAGGACTTTAGCGATTTAGTATATGAAAAGCTAGAACCATTAAAGTATAAACAAATATTAACAAATCCAACAACTACAAGCAAATTTCCTTGTTTAGAATTGCATACACCTTTGAAATCGGTAAATCTAACAGAAAACGCATTTCCCATTCGTTCTACATTTCAAATATCAATCACTTGTTGGAATGAAAAACAAAGACAAGCAATGCAAATGACAGACGAAGTTGATACGAAACTTCAAGAATTAAATTTTATAAGGACTAATACCAGTCCTGCAGTATATGATCAGATACTGCAAAAATACGGTATAACAATAACTTTTGAGGTTCGTTATAATTCTATAACGAACTCTTTTAATTTAAGATAGGAGGAATTAAAAATGGGAGATGAAGCAACACCAAAAACAACAACACCACAAGTTGCTATGAAAGCAAAGGTGTCTTATGCAACAACACTAACAGGACAAAGAACAGATATAGGTTATGTACAAAAAGTGGGACAATTAAAAACTTTAAAAGAGGGACAAACATATAGTGCATTAGATTTAGAAGAAGAAAGAATGGCTAAAGGAAAAAGAAAAGCAGAAACTGTTGATATAGAAATGATGTTTATACAAGAAACACATAAAGCTATACAAGCAATAGCTGATGCAGATACAACAATATTCTTATTCTTAGAATATCCAGAGACAACAGCATCAGTTGCCAATAAACCATTAATTCAATCAGTAAAATGCACCGTAGATATAGCGGGGCAAGAGATGAACGACGGGGACTTTATAAAAGACACAATGAGAGTATATAAAGAATCAAAAGTAGTAGAAACAGATGGATATCCTGTAGAGGGAGATTCAACAAAATTTTAATAAGAGAAGACTGAAAAGTCTTCTCTCTTTTGCAAAGGAGAGAAAATAAAATGATTATAGAAACAAAAAATAGAAATATTAATTTAGTACTAAAAACAAGAAAAATAGTAGAAATAGCTAATCTACTTAAAAATAAGAATTTTGAAGAAGTATTTAAAAAAGCCTATTCTATATTAGATATGGAAGCATTATCTAAAATAATATTTAAACTAGCAGAAAATGATGAAGGTAAGAGTGCATTTGCATCATCGGATGAAGTATATGACTTTATAGATGAGTGCAGAATAGAAAATATAACAATAAATGATTTATATTCAAAGATTGCAGAGACATTGAATGAAGAGGGTTTTTTCAAGAAAAGGATGACAAAGAAAGAATTAAAAGAAATGATGTCAAATCCTTTATCAGAAACAGATATGAACGAATTAGTTCAGAAATCAGCAGAGAAAGTTATAAACAAAATAACAGAAGAACAAATTCTTTCGATGGTATAGATGAAATAATAAAAGCAATAAAAGAATCAAAAAACATTGTAGACTTAATATACTCTATGGAGCCATTGGCGTATTATTTCGATATGAAACCATATGAGTTCTGGAATAGTAGATATTCAGAAATAAATATATACTGTCAAACACACTTAACTAAACAAATAGATGAATTAAGAAAAGAAATCAATTTACAAGAAGCGGTTACAAATAAACTTATTGCAGGTGATTGTATGAATCAAAATGCAAAAATAGTACTTATTAGAGATAGTTATAAGGAGCTTTTTAAAGAAAAAGATGAAGTTCAAACTTTAGAAGAACAAAGAAAATTGTTTAAAGGATAATTTCGACAAAATATGTCGAAAAATGTCGATAAAAAGTATAATTTAACCTATTGATTTATGCTATTATTTATAGTATACTCTTTTTATATTAAATAAAAGGAGGAAATATTATGGGAATAGCTTCACTAATACTAGGAATTATAGCTTTTTTAGTTTCATTCAGTATTTTTAAAGATGTATCATTAATTTTAGCAGTGTTAGCAATTGTACTTGGAATCATAGCTTTAGCTAAGAAAAAGAATAAGAAAATGAGTATTGCAGGAACTGTTTTAGCAATAATAAGCTTTGTGGTTTTATTTTCAGGAGGAAATAACAATGTTACTACAACCACATCATCTGGAAATGATGTAAAAAAATGCAATATAGGAGATACGATAACAGTAAAAAGCGGAACAGAAGAATACACCTTACAAATAACAGAAATAAAAGAAACTAAAGATAGAAATGAGTTTGCTGATGAAAAACCTAAACAAGTATTTTTAATCAATTATACCTATGTTTGCGATAAAACGGAAGATGGACTATATGTAAGTGATATGAATTTCAAGGTAATAGATGAACAGGGCGAAATTGGATATACATATCCTATAGATACAAAAAATCCACAAAGCATAACTGCAGGAACTACTTGTAAAGCACAAATGGCTTTTGGAGTAAATAACACAAGTAAAAAAATAAAATTACAATTCTTCGACAATATGTTTAATGGAAATCCAACAGCTGTGTATGAAATAGAATTATAAAAAAATATTAGATACAAAAAGCTCCTATTTATGTAGGTGCTTTTTTATTGTGCTCAAAAAGAAAGAAGGTGAAAAAATGACTATTGAAGAAATTGAAATTATAGTAACTGCAAAAGTAGAAGAAGCCTTGCAAAAATTTAAAGAAATAGCACCAACAATTCAAAAATCAGTTAAACAATCACAAGAAGCCTTCTCTAAAGTAGATACTAAAGTAATGACGAATAAATTACATCAAGCAGTAAACTTTATGAAGAAAAAAATGCAAGACTTAAAAAAGAGTTCTAGAAATAATGAACTATCAATAAAAGTAAATAATCAAGACGCAAAAAAACAAATAACACAAATAGAAAAAGAAATAGATAGTCTACAAAAGAAAATAACTGGGCGACAAATGAAATTAAACGTAATAAATCCTCAAATTGATAAAATTGTGGATGATACTAGAAAAAGTGTAACACCAGAAGGAATAAATCTTAATGATAAAGCAATGGATACAACAGTTAATAATGCATTAGAATCAAATAAAGGTTTTACGTCATTAAATAGTCAAGCACAAAAGTTGTATACAGAAATAGAAATATATAATAAACAACTTAGCGAAGCGAAAAACAAAATGAGTCAACTCAAACAGGAAATAAATCAGACAGCAACTACTCAAAATAAATTGGGTAGTTTTTTTAGTGTGTTTAAACAGAAGACGGAACAAGTAAAAAATAATATGTCAAATATGAAGAATAGTTTTAAAAGCTTACCAAAGGTTACTCAAAATATTTATAATAACATAAAAGGAATGGGAGCAGGATTAAAGAGTGGCCTAGGAAATGTTTTGAAATATGCTACAGCTCTCTTTAGTTTGAGAAGTATATATTCTGCACTAAGCAGTAGTGCAAATGCTTGGCTGTCTAGTCAAAATTCACAGGCTAAACAGTTAAGTGCAAATATAGAGTATATGAAATATGCTATGGGCAGTGTATTTGCACCAGTAATACAATATGTGACTAATCTGGTTTATAGCTTGATGAAGGCAGTGCAAAGTCTAGTATATGCTTTTAGCGGGGTAAATATATTTGCAAAAGCTACAGCATCATCAATGAAAAACGCATCAGGTAGTGCAAAACAGACTAGTAAATCACTAAGTAGTATTCATAGCGAAATAAACAATGTTTCAGATAATAAAAGTGGTGGAAGCGGAAGTGGAACGCCCGATATAGACTTATCCAAAGTGGACAAAACACCAAATAAAATAATAGATGCTATTAAGAATGGTAATTGGAATGAAATTGGAAAGATGTTAGGCGAAAAATTAAACAATGCTATGTCTAAAATTCCTTGGAATAAAATTCAAAATACGTCTAGAAATATAGCCTCTGGAATAGCCAAAACTTTAAATGGGTTTATTGGAACAACAAATTGGAATCAAGTTGGTAATACGTTTGCACAAGGATTAAATACAGCTATATATTTTGCTTATACTTTTGTAACAACATTTGACTGGAAACAATTCGGGCAAAGCATAGTAGATGGAATAAATGGATTTTTAGATAATTTTGATTGGCAAACCTGTGGCAAAACAATAGGAGATTTCACAAAAGGTTTGTTAGATGTAATAGTTGTTTTTATTGAACAATACGATTTTCAAAAATTTCCAAACAAAATTGCTGAGTGTTTAGGCGGAATTGATTGGTCAGGAGTAGCTAAAAGAATATTTCAGTTAATTGGGGCTGCAATAATAAAAGTATCCGTTGTAGGAGCAATAATAAATGTAGGTACAGTTATTTCAAATATATGCAATTCGGCTGTGGAATATTTTAGAGGCAAGATAGAAGAATGTGGTGGAAATGTAATACTAGGAATATTAAAGGGAATAGGAGATGCTATTGCTGGAATAGGACAATGGATATATGACAACGTATTCAAGCCATTTATAGATGGATTCAAAAATGCATTTGGAATACATTCACCATCAACTGTGATGGAAGAACAAGGACACTTTATTATAGAAGGTTTAAAAAATGGATTATTAGGAATATGGGACAAAGTAAAACAGCCATTTATTGATTTAAAAAATAATATAACTAAGATGTTCACGGAAATAAAAAATAATGTGTCAAATTGGGGAAACAATGTAAAAACAAAAGTTAGTGAATGCTGGATAAATGCTTCAAATACAGTAAGAGAAAAAGTAATTACTTTAAGAAATAATATTTCAACAGGACTTAATAATGCTAAAACAACGGTAGTAAATTGGGGAAGTAATGTAAAAAATACATTTACCAACTTAGGAAGAAATGCATCTACATGGGGAAAAGATTTGGCTACAAATATGGCAACAGGAATAAAAAACAATATTCATAAAGTAACAAATGCAGTTACATCAGTTGCAAATAAAATAAAAAGTTTCTTACACTTCACAGAACCAGACGAAGGACCTTTGAGTAATTTCCATACATATATGCCAGACATGATTGATTTAATGGTTAGTGGAATAAAGTCAAATACTAATAAGATAAAGAATGAAATGGAGAATTTAGCAGGAACAATGTCTTATACAATAAATACGGAAGCGGTAACAGGTATTCCTTTAACAAATCCAACAATAAAACCTGTAAATGTTGAGGCTAATAATATGTTGGATGCTTTAAGTGATATAGCATATAAAGAAAATGAAAACAATAAACCAATTTATTTAACAGTAAATGTAGGAAATGCAAAACTAGGACAAATATTATTGGACAATTTAAGAGACATGAAAAGACAGTCAGGAAAAGATATAGAAGCATTAGTAGGAGGATAAAATTATGTTATGGAGAGAACATGGAAAAACAGAAAATTTACCGACACCAAGTACATATTCAGTAGACATAGAAGACACAGATAAAGACAGCTATTCTAGTGTTGTTGATGGTTCGTTAATAGATAATCCAATAGCTGTAGGAATGTTAAAACTTTCTATGTCATGGGATTTTAATACAGAAGAAGAAGCAGAAGAATTATGTCAAAAAACATTTAAGAATCCATTTGTATTGGATATAAAAATTCCAGTTGTAAAAGGTGGATTTTTAGAAGGCGCACAGTTTAGAGTTTCAAAGAGACATATTGACATGATAAAAACAGAAAAAGGGACAGCAACAGAAAAAACAAAATGGAAAACATCATTTAATTTAATGCAAAAAGAATTAACACAAGCGCAAAAAACAGCAGTAGAGGAGGCAAATAGTTAATGTATGATACGAGTGATAACTATAAGTCTAAAATATACAATGTAACTCATTTATTAAAAGTATATATAAATGGTGAAGAAATAAATCCTAAATATGTATTGGATTGTAAGCCATCAAGAAAAGCCTTTTCAAGTGATGAATTTGTTCTTGGTTGTGTGGAAGCACAAAGCATAGAGTTAAAGCTATACAAATCAGCAGTACCATCAATTATCAATAGAATAGAAATAAAAAGCGGAATAACAGGCGAAGTAGTACCAATTGGAATGTTTAATTTAGATGAAATAAGTAAAGATGATGATTATACAGTAACATTAAAGCTACGCGACAATATGATTAAATTTGAGTTTAATTATAACGGCAAAACATTGATAGACAATAATAATGGAAAAGCAAAAATAATACAGGTACTACAAGACTTATGTCCAAAAGCAGGAGTAGAACTTCGGTTCTACTTCTTTTTTAAACATGAATAAGGAAATAGCAGTGTACGACAATACAGTATCAGCAAGAACTTATTTAAGTTATATAGCAGAACAAGCTGGTGGAATAGCAGTAATAGGTAGAGATGGAAAACTATATATAAAAACAATCGGAGAAAGTTCACTTACACTTCCATTAAAGTTATTTAAAACTTTTAAATGGGGCGAAAAATTCAAGATAACTCGTGTAAGATATGATGACGGAATACAACTGTTCGAAAAAGGAGACACAACAGGCAATACAGTTTATATTAGTCAAGACAATATGTACATAGTTGATCAAGAGCAAATCGATAATATTTACAATGCCTTAAAAGACTTAGAATTTTATAGTTTTGAAGGCGAAAGCATAATAGATCCAGCGTTAGATACAGGAGATGTCATCGTTATAGATGGCAAAAATGTAATATACCAAGGTTCAATGCAATTTTCAGGGCGTTGGATTGCAAGTATTGAAAGCAAAATACAATGTAAATCAAAAGAAGAAACAACCACTAGAACACCATCACAGAAAATCATAAACAGAAGAGTTCAGTCAAGCATAAATCAAATAGATGGAAAAATAATTCAACTAGCAGAGCAAACTTCTGAACACGAAACAAAACTAACTCAACAAGAGCAAGATATCAATGGAATTAAAACAAAAGTAGAAAACACAGCAGAATATAAGAGAGAAACTGATGGAGTAAGTGAGATACATATTAAAGATGCAGGACAAGCTGATATATTAAGACTAGAGGTGCAAGGAAATAAGACTTATGAAGCAAATATGTTCCCAAGAGCAAATTTGTTTCCAAGAGCAGGACTACAGCCAAATCAAAGGGGAGGGTAGTATATGAAATATAAAATAATAGTAGATAAACAAAGTAGAACTAATCCGTCTGCAGATAAAAAAGAGTACATAATAGACATTGAAGAGCTACGATTTAAAGGCAATATTTATGATAGTTTAGTTATAACGAAAGATGAAGATTATGTTCTACGTAGATTAAAACTAACAGAGTTTTATGTTTTAGAGGAACTAGAAGAGCCTATAAAAGAACCTTTAAAGAATATAAACATTGAACTGTTTGAAGGCGACAATTACATATATTTGATTGACATGGTAGGAAACAAATTCTATGCGGAATATCTAATAAAAAATGATTTCACTGATATGTATACAACTAAATCAGAGTTTAAAACAGGAATAGAACAAACCGCCAGAAAAATTGAAATAATGGCAAGCACTAAATTAGATAAAAATGAATTTGCAACATATTTAGAAGTAAATTCAGAAGCAGTAAAAATTGCATGGAATAAAATAGCAGAATATATACAGATGATGATAATTAATCAAAATGCAAGTCTAGCAATATTAGATGACAATAAAAAAGTGCTGATGTCCTTAGATAAAAAAGGACAACACTTTTATGATAGTGAAACGGTATTTGCAAATATGGGTGTTCAAAAAGTTGGAGAAAATAGATTTATAGCTTTTGCGGTTCCTGGAGACTATAATCAAAGCATCAAAGATGGCATGGCCTGGGGAATGACAACACAAAGCGATAAAAAGTTTTGGCCAATACTTTTTATTAAAGATTTTAAAATGGCTAGCAAAAATGCTGGAGATTTTAGTGGTCAATTAGTATTAACTGCATGTGATTTAGTTCTTTCTGGAGACACAAGTGGTATAATTTCTGGAAATGTTAAAATTGTTGGTGGACTAAGTGGAGAGATAATTTTTATAGATAAAGAAACTGAAGATGTTCTATTGCAAATCATTCCAGAAAATTCATATGATAGCAATACACCAAAAATCAACATATTGAATGCTGTTGAATTTTTTAAAAATTCAAGTCGGAAGTTATTCGCTTAAAATTGGCGGAGAAAACTATGTCCTACAAACTGATAACGGAGATTTTCATGTAGCTGGTGGAACTATATTTTTAGGAACTGCTAATAAAAAAGCAACTATATCAATGTACCCTTCTAGTATGGTACAAATTCATGGAGCCGATTTGAACGTTGATGGAAATATTTATGCAAAGAATATTTCATCAGATAGAAGGATAAAGGACAGTATTAAAGATAGCACTATAAAAGCATTAGACATAATAAAACAAATAAAGCACAAACAATTTAACAAAAAAGATGATGGAAAACATTATAAAATAGGATATATAGCTCAGGATATGGAGAAAATAGATCCTAATTTTGTTATTAAGAGACCAGCAGACCAAAAAAGAAAAATAGAAGAAAGATATTATATTAATGAGTTGCCTATAATAGCAACATTATCCAAAGCAATACAAGAACAACAAGAGCAAATAAATAAGTTGCAAAACAAAATTGAGGAATTGGAGGCTAGAGGATGAAGAAAAAAACGTTTCAAAATGGAACATTAAAAAGTAAAGCGTACTTCATGAATGGTAATGTTAAACAAGAAATAGAAGAAGCTGTTTACGAAGGAACAACGCCACTTTCAGCAGAGAACTTAAACGATATGCAAGACAACATTGAAGAAGAAATAAATTCACATATAGAACACAGATATATGCTAGTTTTAACTGCAAATGTAGCAAAGCGGTGGAACAATAACAATACCGTGTTATTACAAGGTGGGTGTAGGCACATTAGATGTATTTTATATGCGGAGAAAAACTATTATTAAGCACAGATGACAGTGGAACAAATGGACATTATAGAGAAGTTGGAGAAGCAAATACAGTATCTAATCAAATAAAACTTACAACAGACTGGGGCTGTGAAAGTGGCGAATATTTTGAATTTGTAGTAAGGGGGGAGTATAGTGCTTAACGCATGGAATAAAATAAAAGAATTGATAAATAAAAAACAAAATATATTAAATATTACAACAGGAACTGAATATGAAACAGGGCGAATTATTGATGGCAAAAAAGAGTACGCAAAAAGAATTAATTGCGGAAATTTGCCAAACGCAGAAGTAAAATATGTGCAGACAGGACTGCAAAACATAACTTTGACTAAAGCAATCGATGGAGTTATGTTGAATGTTAATTCGCAAAGAGGATTACCTGCTCCTAGCATCACATCAACAAATACGATAATGATATATCTTAATGGCACAGGAACAGCTTTAACGATCAATACGCAATTTAATTGGTCAAGTTATACTGCTTATGTAGAATTATTTTACGTGAAAAATTAAAGGAGGAGAGCATGAAAGAATTAAACAATATCATAAATATTCTTCTTGCAAACGGCGGAACAGTTACTATGGCTGTTCTTTTTATTGTATTTTTGTACCTTGATAGGAAAGACCGAAAAGATAAAGAAACTCAAGATGAAGCTAAAAGGAAGGAAGAACAAGAAGAGAAAAAAGCAGAAAGAGAAGCTGCTGGCAAATTGTTGGGTGAACTGTCAGCATCCAATAGGAATATAGCAGAAAGCTTAAACTTGTTAAAAACAAGTATGGACAACGCTAATACAGAATTTAAACAGCACGACGAGAGAGCAATAGCAGGGTTTCAGGCAATACATGAAGATTTGATAATTTTAAAAGAAAGGAGAGAATAGTTATGGATTTATCAGTATTATCTCAATATTTATCAGTTGTAGTAATGGGAATATGTCTTTGCGTAGGATATGTTATAAAAAATAGCTTAGATTTCATTCCTAATAAATATATACCTGCAATAATGTTGGTATTAGGAACTACAATTAATATATTAATGAATCTAAATGAAATTAATGCAGAAGTAATATTAGTTGGTATGCTTAGTGGACTGGCTTCAACTGGTTTATATGAATTATTTAAGAATTTCATAAATAAGGAGGAAAAATAAATGGAAGATGAAGAACTTGAAGTAATGAAGCCTGTAGAAGAACCTACAGAGGAGATTTTTGAGGAAATAAAAGATGAAATCGAGGTGTCAGAAGATGAGTAG